GATGTCGAAGGTCTCGTCATGGAGTCCGTAGCGCGCGGGGGCGACCATGCGTTCTTGGTGAACGAGCTTGTAGCGCGTTACGGTCTTACGAGGCAGAGAGCGGCACTGATCAGCAGGGACCAGAACAGCAAGGCAAATGCCGCTATCCTCCGTGCCCGATGGGTGAAAAACGGGATCGAAGAAGCCGTGTGGATGCACTGCCATGGCGGAAACAAGCCGAGGCCGACGCATTTGGCAAATGACCGGAAAAGATACAAAGTAAAAGATGGTTGGTATGACCCTGCTGAGGGACGTAACATCTTCCCTGGGGAGCTTATAAATTGCGGTTGTGTAGCGGGCATAATTCTCCCTGGATTTGACTAATGCCAATCCATTCATGCAAACTCCCCAATGGAAAATCCGGCTATCAATGGGGTAATCACGGCAAGTGCTACGCTACCCGTGCGGATGCAGAACGACAGGAAGCAGCGATCCGGGCGAGCGGGTGGGTTGGCGACAAGGAACCAAAGCATATGACGCGCCACGTGATCCTGTCGGCATCAAAATCACGCGACAGGCTCGCGATGGACCGCACATCGGTTCGTAGCTATGACGAGGATGGCCGTCTGCATGTCGCGGTCGCCAATATCAGCAAGGCCAATATCTGCCCATACCGTGGCAATGAGATCCCCGGCTGGCAAGAAAGCGGGCTTGATCCGCAACGCATCTACCAACTGCTGCGCAGCCCTGACGAATTGGCCAAGGCCGCGCCAACCTTCAACAATGTTCCCCTGCTATTGGGTCACGTTTTCGTTACGGCAGATAATCACCAACCCGATTTGGTAGTAGGGGCCACTGGTAGCGATGCCAAATTTTCCGCGCCATATTTGACGAATTCACTAGTGATTTGGGTGAAAGATGCGATCGACGGCGTTGAAAATGGGGATCAACGAGAAATTTCGTGCGCCTACCACTACACGCCAGACATGACGCCGGGCAGTTATCGTGGCATGAAATACGATGGCGTTATGCGAGATATCCGCGCGAACCATGTTGCTCTTGTTCCCGAAGGTCGCGCCGGGTCCGACGTTATTGTCGGGGACAGTCAACTAGGATTGGAGAATGCAGCAATGCCGAAGGCCCTCAACCAAAAAAGTGCGATGCTTAAGGGGGTCCTAATGGCCGCCATTTGCCCGCGCTTGGCACAAGATCAAAAGATTGATTTAACGCCGGTTCTATCCGGCGTTTCCGCGACGACCTGGGAAGCGAAGAAGCCGGTAATCGCCGAATGGCTAATCAAGAATCTCGCGGGCAAGCTCGCGCAAGACGCTAAACCGGAAGATGTCGTCTCCTTACTCGACACTCTTGACGAGGATGACGGCACGGTTACCTCGGACGATGATGTGGACACTCCGGCCCCTGACGGGGAGCGCGACGAAGAGGCCAACGCCACCGACGAAGAGCCGGAAGACGACGCTTGGCGCGCGCTGTATATGGCGCTCTGCAAAAGGTTCGGCCCCGAAAAGAAGCCCGCCAAGGATACTCCGCTTCCGACGCCGGTCCCGCCAGCACTTCCCGCCAAAGCCAAGGACCCTGATCCTGTGAAGAGTGACAAGCCAGCTATTGGCAAACCCGCCATGGATACGGCCATCGCGGCGGCTGTCGCGCGGGCACGATCCGAAACGGAAACCGCAACGATCGCCCGGTTGCGGGACATCGCCACTGCCGAGAACGCCGTAAGGCCGTATGTCGGAAATCTGGCCGTCGCTTACGACAGCGCGGAGGGTGTCTACCGATCTGCGCTCGAAACCATGGGGGTCGATATCGCAGGTGTGACTGGCCTTCCGGCTTTCAAGGCGATCCTGACGGCGCGCGGCGTGGCCGCGACGCAAGATCGCGTCTCCCATACCGGCGCCATGGATGCTCTTAGCGCCAAGGGTGCCGTAGATTTCGACAAAGAATTCGGCGGGTCTCGCATCCGCGTCCTGAAGTAAGGATTTGACAAAATGTTTCCACGGCAAGTTAATGTCCAGCAAGCCCCCGGTGTAACGGGGGATTTTGCTACTCGGAACCCTCGGCAGTCGGTGCCATCAACGCAAGGCGGTTTCGTCGCTGGCCCACTCGGCCTGACGATTGGCGCATTCGCTTGGGCCGACGCCGCGACCAATACGGTCTTAACCAGCTATGGCAATGGCGCCCCTACCGGGTTCGTCGCCAACACGCTGCAAGGCACGTTCCCGCAACCCGGCTCTGACAGTGGCTTCGCGATTCTTCCCGGCTTCCCTGCGACCGCGTTCAGTTCGGCCGATTTCTGGGTTACTAACGCCGGATCGAATTCGGTGACGGTCGGGATGAAGGCATACGCCAACAACAGCACTGGTCAGGTCACGTTCAACGCTACCGCGACGCCCCCCACCAGCGCTAGCGCAACCGGGGCGACGCTGATCAAGATCGTGTCTGCCGGGACGGGCGGGGCATTGCCTGTTGCCAACACATGCACCGGCTCGATTTCCGGCACCATTCTTACCGTTACGGCGGTTGGCGCCGGTTCGGTCGTCGGTGTTGGCGCGGTCCTGTCTGGCGGCACCACCCTTACGGGCATCGTCGCCGCCAATACCGTAATCACGTCGTTCGTTTCTGGTACTCGCGGCGGAGTTGGCGTTTACTCGATCAACATTAGTCAGGTCGTGACATCAACCGCGATCGCGGTGTCTGGCGGTGGTCTTACCCTGACGGGTGCCAACACCAGCGGCGTGTTCGCGCTTGGCATGACGATCAGTGGTACCAACATCCCAACCGGCACCATGATTCTGGATTACGGCACCGCAACGGCTGGCGGGGCTGGCACCTATTGGGTGAGCGCGCCTGCCGTGTCGGCTGCAACGGCGAGCACGGTGACCGCGACCAACGCCATGTTGCTGACGGTCGATAGTAGCTCGACGGGTGTTTGGGCGGCATACGACACTATTACGGGCGCTAGCGTCAATGCGCAGCAGATCAACGCAACCGGCGCGACCAACGCCAATCTGACCGGCCTTGGTGGCGCAGGCACGTACCTGACCAATGGTTATCAAACTGCGGTCAGTGTCGGGCAAGTCATGGGCGTCAATTCCGGCACCGAAACCAAGTGGATCGCGACCAGCGCCGGGGCACCCGGTGAACTCGTGATCATGTCCGCTCAAGCTCTGGGGTAAAAACCATGCGTCGTCATCAAAACTTTCAACGCCTAGAGGATTTGGGCGTTTATTTCCCTGGGGCCGTAGATATGCTGCCCGAAGAATGGAAATCCGACTATCGCCTCGCGGGTCCGCGTCTTGCGGCGGACGCCCAGCCAACGCTGGTCAGCACGCCGAACGCCGCGATTCCCGCTATCCTGACGACGTTTATCGATCCGCAGCTATTGCGGGTTCTGTTGTCACCGATGGCGGCAACCGAAATTTTCCCGGAAGTTCGTAAGGGCAGCTACACTGATCAGACGATCATGTATCCTGTCGTCGAACATGTCGGTCAAGTTGACAGTTACGACGATTTCAACGCTGGCGCTATGTCCGGCGTCAACATGACTTGGGAAAGCAGAAACGTCTACAACTATCAGACAGGATTGACTTACGGCGATATGGAAATGGACCGCGCCGCACTTGGCCGGATCAGTATTGCCTCGGAGAAGCGAGAGTCGGCAATTTCGACTCTGAACAACTACCAAAACCTGACTTATTTCTTCGGCGTTCAGGGATTGGCGTTGTATGGCATCCTCAACGACCCGGCGCTGTATCCCCCGCTGGCGCCGTCACTCAAGGCATATGGCGGGCTGAAATGGGCGACCAATGGCTCGATCTTGGCAACGGCGCTGGAAGTCTACCGGGATATCCAAGCGCTGGTCTATCAATTGACCAGCCAGTGCAACGGAAACGTCTCTGAAGAAGACGAATTGATTCTCGTCACGAGTCCCACGGCTATGCTGGCGTTGACTGCGACCAATAACTTCAACGTCAACGTTTACACGCTGCTGAAGGAAAATTTCCCCAAAATGAGGTTCGTCCGGGCGATCCAGTACGGTCCGAACTCGAACGACAACAATCAGGGAAGTTCAATAGGCACCGTTGTACAACTTATCGCGCCGAAAGTTAAGGGGCAGGATACAGGCTTCTGCGCCTATCCCGAAAAACTGCGGGCATTCCCGATCGTCAGACACGAGAGTTCTTATTCGCAAAAGATGATGCAGGGAACTGAAGGCGCCGTCATCCGGATCCCCTACGCCATTTCGCAGATGGTAGGCGTCTAATCATGGCGCCACAACCAACTATTTCGAGGATCGCAAACGTGAGCGAAACTGTTACTGTCGCCTGCAAAATCCCCGCCGGTTTGATTCTGCGGATTTTCGAATTCGAGGAACAAGCTGAACCGATGTTCGGCGGCGGGACTCGTGCCGTGCGCCTCTCTCGCGAAGTTGCTAACGCCCCGCGCGTCAAGCTGAACGGTCCTGCACATCGCCAGGATCGCGCACCCGTCCAGTCTATCTCTGGCGGGTATGGCCTGACATTCGGCGTCCCGAAAGATTTTTGGGATCGATGGCTCGAACAGAACCAAACGGCTGAATTCGTCAAGAACGGTTTGGTTTTCGCGCATACCAAATCAAGCATGGCTGAAGACGAGGCAAAGGAAAAAGCGAAGCTCAAAACGGGATTCGAACGGATAGACCCGTCGAAGCCCCCGCGCGGTATTGAAACCGTCAATCAGCGGGCCGCCTGATCATGGGCTATTCCGCGCCATGCGGCGTAGTCATCTTCGATTATGCTGCGTGGTGCTCGCGATACCCTGAACTCGCACCCTATGTCAGCCAACCGCAAGCTCATCAATATTTTTACGAAGCCACGCTATATTGCGACAACAAACCGACTAGCGTCGTTGTCGATGTGTGTCAACGATCAGTATTGCTGGGAATGGTCACGGCGCACATTGCCGCGCTCAACGCCCCCATTGGCGGGCAGCCGTCATCTCCCCTGGTGGGTCGGATTAACAATGCCACCGAGGGCACCATATCGGTCCAGACCCAAATGGATTACCCGGCCGGGTCGGCTCAGTGGTTTGTGCAGACTAAATATGGCGCCGCGTATTGGGCTGCGACGGCGGGGTTTCGCACGATGCGATATCTCGGGCCAGGCCAACAGGCAAGGGGCGCGAATAGATGGCCACATGGAAATTAAGCGGCGGCGATGCGCTCAAAAAATATTTGAGCGAACTCGGAAAGAAAGTCGAGCAATCCGCGTATGTCGAAGTCGGATACGCAGAAGACGCCTTGTATCCGGACGGGACACCAGTGGCGTCAATCGCATTCATCCACGAGTACGGCGCCATAATCCCATGGTACAATGCAGCAAAGGGGTGCGAAGAGATCCAAGAGATTCCGCCACGGCCGACGTTCCGACCGATGATCGCAGAACAATCGCCGACTTGGGGGCCGAAGTTGTTGGGACAGTTGAAAACAACGGATTATGATATAGATGTCTCGTTACAAAATCTTGGCGACGATATCGTCAGGCATCTTGTTGATGCTATCCAAACATTGACCGAGCCGCCATTGAAGCCCGTCACCCTGATGATACGTAAAATGCTGAGTGAAGACCCGAGCCTAAGATCCCTCTCGCGCGAATCTCTGGTCAACGTAGCGCGCCATCGCCTTGATGCAGGCGAAAGCACCGATGGCATTTCGGACAAGCCGCTAATTGATACCAAAGTTATGGAAAAAGCGCCTAAAGCGATTGTCTTCCAAGGACTGCCGGAATGAACTTACACAATATCGTCGCCCCCTGCATCGCGGTAATCAATCCGATGCTCACGGCGTCTATTCAGGTATCGACAGGATATACAACGGGAAGTGACGGCTTAACGACGCCAGCATATGCGCCAGCGGTAAACGTGCAAGTCCAGATGCAATCGTTGACGTATAACGATCTGTATCAATTGGATGGAATGGATATCAATGGCGAAAAACATGCCATGTATATCAACGGAAATTGGGAAGGCGTCGTCCGTCCTGACGGGAAGGGCGGGGATATTATCACTATGCCGAATGGCGACGTTTATTTGGTCGCGCAGATCCTAGAGAATTGGGCGGATACTGACGGTTGGACGAAGGTTGCCGTAACTCGGCAGATGAATCCATGACGCAACCCACCGTCAACTTAACCCAATCCAATATTTTTACCGCGTTAAGGTCCTTTTTACTCGCCGTACTGCCGACAGGTATCGAAGTTATCCGAGCGCAAACGAACCGAGTTCCCGAACCAAAGGGGCCTGATTTTGTTATCATGACACCGATCATGATGCCGCGACTTGAAACTAACACCGTAACATACACCGACAATTATCCGTTGGGGGCAAGTATCAGAAATGATATGGAGCCGATTAAGGTCACAATTCAACTCGACGTTCACGGGCCGAATAGCGCGAATAATACGCAGCTTATCACGACTTATTTTCGCTCAAGTTTTGGTTGTGACCAGTTCGCAACATCTGGCTTTGATATTGCGCCTTTGTATAATGAGACGCCGAAACAGATCGCCTTTAAGAACGGCGAACAGCAGATCGAAGAGCGTTGGATTGTCGATTGCGTTATGCAGGCCAACCCAGTTGGGACGGTCCCGCAACAGTTTGCCTCGACGCTAAAAGTTGGCGTTATCAGCGTCGACGAGAAATACCCGCCAGCGTAACACACAAACGCCAAATATACTTGGAGTTACCATGACCTCAATTCCCGCTTCCGCCATTGTGTCGGTGGTGCCGTCCGTCCTGAGTGCAGGCGGGACAGCACTCGATCTAAATGGCCTCGCTCTGACCACGAATGCCTTGATCCCAACGAACACGACGATATCCTTCTCTTCGCCGTCTGACGTTGCCGGATTCTTTGGCCCGACATCAACGGAGGCGGCAACGAGTGCTGTCTATTTTGGCGGGTTCACGGGAGCCAATGCGCTCCCCGGCAGCCTATTGTTCGCGCGGTATCCGACCGCGGCGACTGCTGCACAGATCTATAGCGGCAGTCTTGCGAGCGTGACTGTCTCCCAAATGAATGCGATGACCGGGACGTTGGCCATCACGATCGACGGGGCTGCGTTCACCGCGTCGTCGTTTACGCTGACGGGCGTCAGTCAATCCGCCATCGCAGCGACAATTCAGACGGCGTTGAACACGACCCTGCCGACAGAGGCGTCCTGCACTACCGGCTCGATCGCGGGGACGGTCTTTACTCCAGCGGGCACGGTGACCGGGACTTTCGCCGTCGGGCAGACGCTCACGGGATCCAGCATCACGTCTGGCTCTATGATCACGTCGGCAGGGACTGTCGGAGGCACTTGGAATTTAGCTGCATCCAGCACGGTTAGCGACATCGTAATCACTGCCACGCCGACACCTGTTAGCGTCACCTGGAACAGCACGTCAGCGAAGTTCATCCTCACCAGCGGCACAACGGGCACTATCAGCACGGTCGCATACGCAACTGGTACGCTGGCGGCAATGATCAACCTGACTAGTGTGGCCGGTGCGACGCTATCTCAGGGCGTGGCGGGGACGACTCCCGGAGCGTTCATGACCAGTCTTGTTCAAAATACGACGAATTGGGCGAGCTTCTTCACCATGTTCGACCCGGATGGCGGATCGGGGAACGCTCAAAAACTGCTGTTCGCGCAATGGACCGCGCAGCAGAACGACCGATACGCCTATGTCTGCTGGGATACCGACATCACCCCAACTGAATCGAATGCTGCGACCACCAGCCTAGGCTATCTGTTGGCGCAAGAAAATGCGTCGGGAACCATCCTGATATACGAGCCGACGGACTTGAACTTGGCTGCGTTCGTCAGTGGCGCAATTGCCAGCATCGATTTCACCGAAACCAACGGCCGGGCGACGTTGGCATTCAAGGGACAGTCGGGGCTGACAGCGAGTGTCACTGATCAGACGGTTGGCGCCAATCTGATAGCCAACGGCTATAATTTCTACGGAAGCTATGCGACGGCAAACGATAAGTTTGTGTTCTTCTACCCGGGGGTGATCAGCGGACCCTATCTGTGGGCTGACAGCTACGTCAACCAAATCTGGCTGAACAACGCTTTCCAGCTTGCGATGATGACCTTACTGACGGCGGTTAAGTCCGTTCCCTACGATGCGGCAGGGCGAACACTGATCTACGCATCATGTCAAGACGTGATCACGGCGGGGCTAAATTTCGGCGCTTTTTCCGGCGGCGTGACGCTTTCGGCGGCGCAGGCTGCGGAAGTCAACTACGCCGCGGGCGTCAAAATCGACGCGATCCTCTCAACGCGCGGCTGGTATCTGCAAATCTTGGCGGGGACCGCACAAGTCCGCGCTGCCCGCACGTCTCCTCCAATGACGTTTTGGTATACAGACGCGGGATCCGTCCAGAAACTCAATCTTGTTAGCGTGGAGATCCAATAATGGCTACGATTACAGGCGCAAATAGCACCTTTTATTTGTCTATCGACACGATCTTCCCGATAGCGCAAGAACTACAAGGGTTCGCCGTCGATGATCTGATGGACACGGACGCGATCGAACGTGTCGAAACAAAAATGGGCGTTGATGGAATTCTTTCTGCTGGCCGCGTCAATGTTCCGGTCAAGACAACCATCGCATTGATGGCGGATAGCGCCAGCATTGACTTGTTCGAGCAATGGGTAGCATATGAAGCGTCAGTGAATGACGTTTACTTTGCCAACGGGACCATTTCTCAAGACAGTATCGGTCGCCGATATACCCTAACGAATGGGGTGCTTACGAGTTATCCCACGATGGCTAACATCAAAAAGTTGCTCGGCGAGCGAAAAATGATCATCACATGGGAATCTGTCACAGGGAGCACTTACTGATGTCTCGCAAGGAAATCACCATCACAATTTCGGCGGAAGGGCGAGATAAAGGGAAACAGTTTCGCCTCCGTGAAATGTCGGCCTCGCAGGCTGAGAAGTGGGCGACAAAAGCGTTTCTCGCCTTAGCCAAAGGTGGGGTCGATCTCCCTGGTAATGTCAGTGCGTCAGGTGCCGCAGGGATCGCGGTCATGGGATTGAGTGGGCTGCGTCATGCCCGGTTCGAAGATCTTGAACCACTCATGGACGAGGCCATGCAGTGCGTGAGTCGAATCCCGGATCCAAACCACCCGCAAGCAACCCTCCCTCTCAACGATGACGCGATCGAAGAAGTCGCGACGTGCCTAAAGCTGAGACAGGAGTTATTTGCGCTCCACACGGGTTTTTCGCCAGCCGACTTCCTGTAGATCTGGGAGTCGGCCCGGTTGTTACTGAGGAATACGTGGAATATACAAACGTTTCACAGCGTATCGGCGCGGTGATATCCAGCGGACATGCCCGAATGACTGAACTAGATAGCGCGCTGGGGATCGAAGACCTGTATAATCTGCTGGAAATTATCCAGATTGATGCGCACAATCAACGAATCGCATCAAAGGCAGCACAAGGGAGAAGGCAATAGCGCATGGACATAGTTGACAAGCTCGTCGTCACCCTCGGGCTGGATGCCAGCGGATTCAAGCAAGGGACGAAGGATGCCTATTCGTCCCTTGACGGATTCGCCGCGAAATCCGACGAAGCCGGGCGGCGCATAGCGGCAGGACTAGGCGTCTCAAAAGAGGCTCTGGAAAGTTGGCACGCTAGTGCAGGTAAGCTTTCCGGCGCGAACCCAATCAGCAAGGCGTTTGAAGACCTCGGCGTATCGGTAGCCACTGCCTCCGGGAAATTACGCCCGCTCCGCGACATCCTTGTCGATCTGAGCGGAAAATTCGAGGGACTGGACAAGGCTCAACGTGCGGCGGCTGGGGCGTCTCTCGGACTGAGTCAACAATCCATCGATGCTCTGAGCAAGGGCAAAACTGCCGTAACGGGCATGTCTGTTGAGGTTCAGAAACGGATTGACCTCGAAAAGAAACAGCACGAGGCGTCAAGCAAACAATCAGCGGAACAGCTAGACCGGAACAAGAAGCAGTTAGCGAGTTACTCAAAAATACGAGATATGCTAATTTCCGTTTCGTCGGTAGTTGGCCTCGGCGGATTCTCGGAACTTGTAAACAAAGTAAGTTCTGGCGACGCATCGCTGTATCGTTTTGCAAATTTGATCGGCGTCAACGAGGAAAAGCTACGCAGTCTCCAATCTGTCATTAAGTCGTTTGGGGGAACTGACCAAGACATTAGTCAGTTCGCGCAAAATGTTACAACAGAAATCGCTAACTATAAAGCTACTGGGCAAACATCACTTATTCCTGGGCTAAACCGTCTAAGTTCAGAAGTTAATTTCGACACAAGAAAATATATGGACGAAAAAACGTCCACAGAAGAACGCATAAAGATGATGGCTGATGCCGTCAAGGCATATCAGGTCCAGGGTTTTACTCAGGGAGACATCCAGTATAGATTGCAACTTGCAGGTCAGTCGAACCCGCTAATAAACTTGGAGATGCAGGGCCGGGCGAAAATTGATGAAAAGCTTGCTCAAGCGCAGACCGAGAACAAGGCGGATGGAGATAGCGGGAAACTAGCTGCGGACAGGGAAAGGGCATTTAATAACCTGACGACTGCCGTCGAAGGGACGTTTAGGATAATAAATGACAAACTAAACCCGGCACTTACGAAGTTTTATGATTGGCTGTCGAATTTTATCGACAAGCACCCGGATACTGCTGTCGCGGCCGAAGCGCTCATGGGCGGCGGTATTCTGTATAAACTGTATAAATTTTTTCGACCGGGCGTAGCCGCGGCTCCGTCGGTAGCAACAGGAGCAGCGGGCGGTGGTATTGTTGGTGGGGTTCTTGCGGGCATTGCGGCAGGACTTGCGTTGTTTTTTAAGGGCGGCGATCTTGGACTAAATACCGGGGAAGAGGATAACGGGATAGGTCGGGGCCGACCTATTTTGCAACCGAAGCCCGCGCCAAAATCTCCGTTGACTTCCGATAACCCAGCCGCAGGTTATGGTTATTTTGATTTGATGGCGTATAATCCCGCAGAGGGATCAGGGAACGGGATCGTCAGAGCAATCGCTACTTTGGCGGTTAGCATTCAGCATTATTTATGGGATTTGCAGGTGGGCCTTATTTCTGGGATGCAGATGCTTCTGCGCCCAAGTGAAGCCGGAACCGTGATGGAAATTGACAACTACGGTGGATCGTCCGGAGCATCGGGAATAAACGGGGCTAAATTGACCTCGGATCAAAAAAAGAAAGCAGCATATGCGGTAGAGTATCTTAAGCAAAAAGGCGGCTGGACAACAAATCAAGCGGTCGGGATCGTCTCCAATCTCATGCGGGAAAGTGGCATGAATGAACGCGCGGTTGGCGATCACGGTACGTCGTTCGGGCTGCCGCAGCTTCATGGTTCGCGCGTTAATGATTTTCGGCAGTGGTCCGGGCATGATATCCGCAATTCGACGCTGGACGAACAGCTTGGTTTTATTAACCATGAACTGACCGTGGGGAAAGAGCGGCGGGCAGGAGACATTATCCGAGGAACGCAAACTAGCGACCAAGCAGCTCGGGCGGGCACACAGTATTACGAGCGCCCCCGGGATATTGCCGGAGAATCAAACAAAAGTGCCGCGATCGCACGTCTCCTCGGCGCCCGCATCGATCCTATGGCGGAGACCGGGGCGTCAACCCACATGTCGTTACGAGACTGGTCCGACAGCGTTGCCAAGCGCGGGGGCACCGTATCGAGCGATGTCCGAATTGGTACGATTGTTATCCACACTGCGGCGACAGATGCCAGGGGCATCGCTGCCGAAATTTATCCTGCCATTACCAGGACGGCAAATGCTTATAGATCTGATACAGGTCTGGCATAATGGCCGCCACGAATGGTGTCCCGACTCTTTTAGGCGGACAGCCCGTCTCCACGGCCCCATCGGCTCTGCTAACGCAGGACGCCCAAACCGTCATGGCGGCGTCTGCCGCCACCGTGTGGGGGGTGTACCAGGACGGCGCTTTGATCGTTAAGCCAGATTCCATCATCGCAGTGGAATACAAGCGGGAGTGGAAAATCGCGGATTATCCGCAAGAAGAAGGTGGGTTCGAGTCCTACGATAAAGTAACCGTTCCATTTGACGTTCGCCTTACGATGACAAAGGGCGGTTCAAAAGAAGCCCGCCAAAAATTTCTTGAAAGCATCGACACGGTAGCGGCATCATTGGATACATACGATATTGTTACGCCAGATGTCACATATCTTAGTTGCAACGCTAGTCACATAAATTATAAAAGAATTGCTACATCTGGCGTTAATCTGATAACAGTAGAGATGTGGCTAGTCGAAATACGAGTTACGGTGACGGTGGAATTCTCAAACACAAATAAGCCTAGCGGGGCGAACCCGATAAGCACTGGGCCAGTCCAAACAATTACTCCGTCTGCTGCGGAGACGCCTTCCACTGCTATTTTATGATAGGCTTCGCTATGCTGATAATTCCGGTTATTGATACCTACTCGCAAACAGTTAGCGTACAACTCGCGTTTCAGAGTTGTTCCATTAACCTGTATCAAAAATCAACCGGATTCTTTTGTGATCTCTATGTCAACGGCACGCTGATTATCGGCGGGGTGATTTGCCAAAATATGAATAGGATTGTCCGATCACTCTATCTGGGGTTCTCCGGCGATCTGGCGTGGTACGACACCCAGGGAACGGATGATCCGTCAAGCCCCGGCCTTGGTACCAGATATTTGTTCTACTACCTAACCACAGCAGACCTGAACGGATTAGGCTGATGTCATTCGTTCAGCGGCTGATCAATGTCACGTTTAGGTTGGGCAGCGGAACTTTCGAAAACACGAAGTTCAACACGGTTACGCTATCAAATCTTCGCGTATCTACGTTAATCAATTCGGTTTCCGGCCCTGATTTTAATTCTGCGTCCATAAGAATTTTTGGGATGACTCTTCCTCAAATGAACCAGTTATCCGAAATAACAGACCAAGCATTTTTGGTTAAGCACAATATCATTTCCGTAGCAGCAGGAGATGCAGTCAACGGAATGAGCACCGTGTTTGTGGGGAACATCCAAAACGCTTGGTTTGATGGGAATAGCTCTCCTCAGGTTGTATTCAACGTCAGCGCCGCATCCGCATTTTTTCATTCCATACAACCAGCAAACCCAACGAGCTATCGCGGCGCGGTGAATGTTGCCGACGCTATGAAAGCCCTAGCGAAACAAATGGGATATGGATTTTCAAATAACGGTGTAAATGTCACACTAAAAAAACCGTATCTGCCAGGAACACTGCGGGATCAGGTCCGAAATCTCGCCGAACAGGCAAATATATACTTCACAATTGACCGGGACGTTTTGTACATATATTCTAAAAGAACGGGGTCTTCTGAAAATCCTATATTGGTCTCTGTAGAAACTGGAATGGTCGGATACCCTACGTATATGAGCAACGGGTTGGCCGTGAGAACCCTGTGGAATCCGAACATCCGGGTTGGATCCCCGATACAGGTAAAAAGCATACTGAAGGTCGCCGAGGGTGTCGTTTGGCGGGTACAATCGTTTGCTCATAGCCTCGACAGCATGGTCCCCGGCGGGCAGTGGTTTACCACGATGCAATGTACCACGCTTAACCCAAACCAAAGCACCCAAACACCATGACAAATTTTGACAGCTTCAACAGGGGCCAAGGATTCCAGGGATCTGTCGATGCCGGTGTTGTTGGCAGCGACTACAATACCCTGCACTCGACCATTGCCGCGATTATTGGCAGGATTTGGACAAGCGCCCCGGTCCAGGTGATGGCGGTCACAAATGCCGGGGGAGTATCTCCTGTAGGGTTCGTGGATCTACTGCCATTGGTCAATCAGATCGATGGGAATGGCAATGCCGTGCCCCATGGGACCATCCACCAATGTCCATATCAGCGTGTTCAGGGTGGCGGCAATGCCGTGATTATGGACCCGCAAGTCGGTGATATTGGTGTTGCCCTATTCGCAATGCGGGACATCGATAGTGCTATCGCAAACAAAGGCCAAGCAAATCCAGGCAGTTTCCGACGGTACAATCCGGCTGATGCAATCTATCTGTACACGATCGCAGGATCGGCGCCGACGCAGTATATGCAATACACGGCATCTGGCATTACGATAACGTCGCCAACTGCTGTCACCATCAATGCTCCACAAGTTACTATCAATGCCACAACGATCGCAATGTGATGTCGGTATTATCTCCTGTTGCGCGCCTTGGTGATACATCGAGTCATGGCGGCACGATCATCTCAGCATCGACGCACAAAACGGCAGATGGGCGTGGCATCGCTCGTTCCGGAGACGATCACTCCTGCCCGTTGCCGGGGCATGGTATAACAGCGCTGTCGGCAACGTCTGTCAATACATGCGATGGCAGGCAGATTGTCCGCATTGGCGATGTGGCCGGATGTGGCGCCGTGATTAGTTCCGGAAGCCCTGTTGTGAGTTCGCACTAATGACCGCCCCATACAACACGATATACCTAGACCCGACAACGTGGGATCTTGCGATTGATGTTGACGGCAACATCGCAATGGCGCAATCTCCCTATGCTCTGGCGCAGGATGCAGCGTCAGCGATCAAAACGTTTCTGGGCGAGTGCTGGTACGATACGACGATTGGTGTTCCGTATTGGGAGCAAATCTTGGGGAAGAGGCCGACGATACCGCTGCTTAAACAACGCATTACCGCAGCCGCATTAACTGTTCCCGGTGTGGTTTCCGCAACGACTTACATTTCCAGCGTATCGGGCAGAACGGTTTCTGGTCAGGTTCAGATTTCCGATACGAGCGGCACAACTTCAACGGCGAGTTTCTAATGGTCACAACCAGCGTTCCCGCACCGAGCTTCGGAGCCACTGGTTTCGTGGCCCCGCTTGAATCTGCTATCCTGGCCGGTGTGCAGACCGATATGAACGCGGCGTTCGGCGGGAATCTCAATCCGGGCCTAACGACGCCGCAAGGGCAGTTGGCGCAGTCTTTGACGGCCATCATCGGAGACTGCAACAACGATTTCCTCGCCTTGGCGAACGGCGTTGACCCAGCCTATGCCTCAGGCCGGATGCAGGATGCAATCGCACGGATTTATTTCCTCGAACGCAACCCCGCGCAATCGACCGTGACGACAGCGACATGCACAGGGCTTCCCGGCACAGTGATCCCAATAAATGCCCAAGCGGTCGATCAGGGCGGGAATGTTTATCTGGCCACGGAATCCGGAACAATTCCAACCGGCGGCACGATTGATTTGACCTTCGCATGTGCGGTGACCGGGCCTACCTCGTGCCCGATTGGCTATCTCAGCGGCATTTACCAGACCATTCCCGGATGGGACGGCATCACAAATGCCACGGCAGGGGTCCTAGGGAACAACGTCGAAACTACGGCGGACTTCGAATATCGGCGGCAACAATCTGTCGCAGCAAATGGACAAGGGTCTCTTCCGAGTGTCCGCGGCGCAGTTTTAGGCGTCTCCGGCGTCCTCGATGCCTATGCGACCGAGAACACGCTGTCAGTCACTAGTGGGGCTGTTGTGACCGGATCTATTTCGGGCAACACGCTCACCGTCACGGCGGTAACAAGTGGGGCATTGGCTGTCGGGTATATGGTAGTAGGCGGCACAACGGCTGGCGGGACAATCATCACTGCGTTTGCGGGAGGCACGGGCGGCATAGGGGCCTACACGGTAAATATCAGCCAGTCTGTCCTATCTGCCCCTATGACGTGCTCGTCAGGGGGCTATCCTCTCGCGCCGCATTCGATCTATGTTGCGGTTTATGGTGGCGCGGCGACGGATGTGGGGGCGGCCATCTGGAGCAAAAAAAGTCCCGGCTGTAACTACAACGGCAACACTACCATAATCGTGTCAGATACTTCAACGGGCTATAGTACCCCATACCCTAGCTACGCGGTGACGTTCGAAATACCAACGCCGACGCCGATCCTATTCGCGATCGTCATGCAGAATAACTCTAACGTCCCGAGTGATGCGGTTACCCGAGTACAGATGGCGGTAATCGCCGCGTTTACCGGGGCGGACGGTGGATCGCGCGCGAAAATAGGCAGTTCGATCTTTGCCAGCCGGTTCTACGCCGGGATCGCGGCTCTTGGATCTTGGGCGCTGATTTATTCCATTCAGATTGGCATTTCGTCGGCGAATCAGAACTCAGTCGTTATGCCAATCAATGAGGTTCCAACAATCGTTCCATCCAATATCAGTGTGACATTCTCATGACTGTCATCCTATTAGACGATGCCTCTCAAGCGCTAACCGAGATAAGCACCAACGTTCTGCCTATTGACAATTTTCGAACAGAATGGTTATCGCAAAACGCATCGCAGACAGCATCAATCGCTCTTAATCTCTTTGGTGCTCCTGCTGCGCTATATTCTGCTGGCTCGATTGTTTTAGCGCCTCTTTCTTTCATGATATTTGACATAATGTCAAATACAAATTCGATAAATGCGATAAGCAGCATAGCTTCCTCACCGCTTACTGTTGATTATATCACCAGCCAATCGGTTTTTTCTGAGTTATGGCAACCAACGGTAATGAGTCAATATGCAAATAGTCCGATTATTTTGCAGTTAATAAAAAACTTCAATTCATATATCGATCAGACAGCTAATATCGATTCATTTTATGATAACATCTGGAACATAAATACGGCCGTTGGATACGGACTCGATGTCTGGGGGCGTATCGTTAATGTGTCAAGGCAACTGACGATTCCAGCAACGTCGGATTATTTTGGATTTCAGGATGGCGCATCCGATACGTATCCGTTCAATCAAGCACCGTTTTATTCCGGAGTTCCGGCGAGCCAGAACTATATGCTCAGTGACGATGCGTATCGCACGCTGATCCTCATCAAAGCCATGGTTAATATAGCGGCAACAAATATTCCAACGTTGAATAAAATCATCACATCGCTTTTTTCAGGCAACGGTCGCGTCTATGTCGTCGATCTTGGCAATATGCAAATGAGCTATGTTTTCGAATTTCCGCTTCAGCCATTTCAACTCGCAGTATTAACCCAGTCTGGGGTTCTGGCACATCCTACCGGAGTCGGCGTGACCATTAGGCAAGTCATCACATCGACGTTCGGATTTGCTGAAATGGGCGAATCAGCGCAGCCGTTCAATCAGGGCGTTTTCTTCTCGCAAGGCGAAATCATAGTTTCCTGAGGTAAAAATACATGCTAGTCGCATCCCTTCCCGCAAAAATCATGCTCCCCTTCGCGGCGAGCGGTATCAAAAACACGATTCCGGTGGCGTCGCAGATCGGCATCACGAACGGTGCTGCGTCGTTCACCGATGGGTTTCCGCCCCTGACCATGACGCCGCTGCCGGCGGGTGGTGTGCCGCCATTCGGACAGGACATGAACGGTGTACTATACCAAATCTCGGCATGGGACCAGTGGTCGAACGCCGGAGGTCAGGTGATATATGACAGCGCGTTCTCGGCCGCAATTGGCGGGTATCCAAATGGCGCG